AAAACGGAAGTAAAACATTAAATTTAAACATTTACAATGATAACAATGAAGTATGGATCAAACAAAGAAAAAACGGTGCTCATACGGCAACTATAAATTTATATGGAACTTATGGCACAGATTTATATTTAAACCAATCTAACAACTCTGTAGGACAAACATATTCACTAACACAAACCTGTGCAACAATCGGTGGGTGTAGCATCTCAGTTACACAAGATTAAAGATAATTAGGTTGACAAGCAACCTTAATTGTTTTATAATAGAAAGAATGAAACATATGATAAAGTGGCTTAAGATAACAGCCGCGATAAACATATATCTATCTGTAATAATGACACTGGTTTTAGTGGCCCTTGTTGCGGATATCGTGTTAGATACTTATTGGCATTCAAATGCTTATATAGAACAATTTACTAATAAGCATGATAACTAAATGGTTACTATCATATAAACTTTATTCATTATCAGTTGTTTTTGCACACATTGTAATACTTGCAATTTTCTTTCCTATATTTGCTAAAGTTCTATTTTACACTATTACTGTAACTGCAACATTTTGTTTGTTTTGGCTTTGGTGCGAATTAATGAATGAAATTGAAACAGCAAATAGAGAACAACTAGTGCATTTAATAGAAGTAGCAACTAATCCAAGAACTAAAGATGCTTTGAGATATCAACTTTATATACACGATAGAGAATCTATAGTAGGTTCTTTAGAGTCACCATACCAGTACTAGTACAAAATTACATAACTTTTCCGATAAATATATTATGTTATAATAACAGTTGGTTTTATAACAAACTTATATATAAGGAGAAATTATGAAGAACTTATTTATGTTTCTCGGACTTATTGTTTGTTTTGGAATAACAAGTTGTGCCTCAGTTGGAGGTGCTTGGAATGCCGGAACAGAGATTGTCACAGGAACTGTTGATAGTGTTGTAGGCGGAGCCGCCACAATGGCAGTCGCAGTTACTAATGATGCTAGAAACATTGCAGATGTAACTATAGATACAGCACAAGGTGTTGTCAAGACAGTTGCAGATAATGTAGACAAGCAGACCGATGAACTACAAAAAGATGAAGACAAATCTGAGGGAAAGTAAGTACCTTTTCTCTATTTAAAACTAAAAGAGAAAAGGAATATACAGCAGAAGAATTGATAAAACTTTTTAATGAAAATCAAAAAAAGTTAGAAGAATATTGTGCTAAGAATCCTAAAGAATGTTAATACAAAAAAAGCACACCTCGGGTGTGCTTTTTTTTGATAAGTAGTTTTGTATGTTTAAAAAATTTTTAATATTAATATTATTACTTCCTTTAACAGCAAATGCTGAATATAGATTATCACCTTTACAAGAACAACAAATATTATTAGGACATACATGTTGCTATACTGAAGAAGTAATACAATATGTTCACTATAAAAATATTCCCCCACTCAATATACCAGAAAACAAATTTACGATACCTATGTATATTCCAGGCAGTGGTTTACTTGAACCAGCCGATAATTGGATGTGGGCATTGTTTTTCGGATTGCAACTAGCAGACATTTACAGTACAAACAAAGGCATAAAATATGATTGTATTAGTGAAGCAAATCCTTTATTACCAAGTGTACCTACTGTAGCCGAAATGGCAACACTTAAAGCAGTTATATTAATACCAAGTTACGATGCAATTGGTTGGGATAATATCACAAGAGCAGACCTTATATTGCCAATTGTATTTGCAACTGGAGTTGTTTCTCACAATTTAAGATTAGTTGACAAAGCCGAACGTCGATGTAATTTAAGATAAATATTACTATGAAATGGCTTTACAGCGGTTATGCCGTAGCAGTAACAATTATTTTATTACTCGGCATAAGAGTAGCAGATCCAACGGCACTTCAAAGTTTTCGTAGTCAAGTTTTTGACAGTTATCAACAATTAGATGAGATAAAACAAAGCGACAATGTTGTACTAATAAACATTGGTGAAAAAAGTTTAGCAAAATACGGACAGTATCCTTTCCCTAGACAATACTATGCTCAAATGGTAGTAGATGTTGCTATGAAGAATGGCGGTGTTATGGGCTGGACTATTATGTTTCCAGAAGACGATAGGTTTCAAGGCGATGAAAGTTTTGCAGGTATGATGCAACAAAATGTAATGAATGTTCCTGGTGCAAGAAAAAATCCTGTAAATTATAATGTGCTAAGTCAAACTCCTAGTGTAAAAGGCGTAAAGTCAACAGGCCCACATATAGGAACAGGTACAATAGGTCCTGTACCAGCAAAAGACTATTTGCTTACTTGGCCCAACCTTGTTACAAATATACCTATTTTAGAAGTTGTTGCAAATGGTAAAGGTGTAAATGCATCAGCACCACAGCCAGATAATCAAACAAGAACATACCCACTTGCCATTACTGTAGGCGATAAAATATATCCTAGTTTTGCAGTTGAAATGTTAAGAGTACACACAGGAAAACCTAGTTACATGATTAAAACAAGTGAGATAGGAATACAAGAAGTTGCTGTTCCACCATTTGACCCAATAGTAACTCAATCAGATGGTACTGCTTATATAAGATTTAATAATTCATTTGAAGAGATAGAATATGAGGGTGCAGACAGCATTCCTGACCTAATGGGCAAATGGGTAATTGTTGGAGTAACAGCAGAAGGTGTTGCAAACCCTGTCCCAACGCCACGTGGTAATTTATATCCACAGCAAATACAAGCTCATATGCTACAAAATTTTATAGATAGCAGTAATATAACACGAAGTCAATTAAGTGCTGTATACGAGCTTCTGTGTGGGTTACTGACTATGATTTTAATAGGATTCGTAGTATATAGAGCACCAATATGGGCAAGTATGCCAGGTTCACTGTTAATTTTAGGTGGTATTGCATACTATTCTGTGCATTCTTACACCGCAAACTTGGTATTATTTGACGCAACTTTCCCTGTTTTATCAGGATTTTTAGTGTTTACTCAAGCAAGTTTTAACAACTTTTGGGTACAATTTAAACTTAGAGCAGAGATTCAAAAGCAATTTGCCGGTTATGCCTCCCCTACTGTGGTAAGAATGTTGCAAGAAAACCCTGCACTAATCAAAGAAGGTATGAAACGTGAAGTAAGTATATGCTTTTCTGACCTACGTGGCTTTACTCCACTAGGAGAAAGTTTTGGAGATGATGTAAAAGGACTTACAAAAATTATGAATGGCTATATGGATGCCATTACACAACCTGTTTTAGATGCTGACGGGATGATTATAAAATATATTGGTGATGCAAGTATGCATATTCATAATGCTCCGTTAGAAGATCCAGACCATCCAGCAAGTGCTGTAAAAACAGGACTACTTATGCTTAGAGCAGTAGAAGAATTTAATAAAAAAATAGTAGCAGAAGGTAGACCACCAGTAGGAATGGGTGCTGGTATAAACACAGGTTTAGGTTATATAGGTGAGATGGGTTCCACAGCAAGACATAGTTATGATATTTTAGGCGATGCTGTTAGTACAGCGGCAAGAATAGAAAGCAAGTGTAAAGAGTATGGTTGTTTGTTACTTGTTGGTGGCGATACTTATAAGCATACTAAAAATAATTTCTTTTATTTGAAGGTTGATGACTTAGCAGTAAAAGGAAAAACAGTTGGCATAGAAATTTATACAGTATTAGATTACAAACCAACCAAACATGCTAAGTCAAGAGAGATGCATGCCGATATGCATAAACATTATAGAAATCAAAATTTTGACAAAGCAATTAAATTATGCGAGTTACTAAAGACACACTTCGATGGTAAAATGATAGGCTACTATGATATGTGGATAGAACGTTGTGAATTCCAAAAGACACAAAAGTTACCTAAAGATTGGAACGGCGTATTTATTGCTACTTCCAAATAATTATTCATCCCGTGTAATCTGTGATACTATGTGCGTGTAATCTGTGATAGTATCAAATAATTATTCGTCAGGTGTCCAGTTTCTAAAAGTTGTAAATAAATTTGCATATTCTAATAAGTCTGTTCTTAATACTCTTAGATGTCGCATTTCAATAGGTTCTTTTAAACCTGCTTCTACTATTAAGGGATGATAATAATTTAAAATTTTATCTACTTTGTTTCTATCTTTAACAATATCTTGTATTACTCTGTGATAAAAATTTGGCTCTGTAATTAATTCTGTAAGCCAGTGATGGTGTTCGTTATGAGAATTATAGGCGTATGCCATTTCTCGAACTTCGTATGTTATTGCTCTTACAGGATTGATATTATATCTGTACTTATTCATGACAGCAGGATACCACCACTTGTCATTACGAGTGTGCTGGTTATCTAAAAATGCTATATACTCACTTCTTAAACTTTTAACTAATCCTTCTTCACTAGCATTTAAGTCAACTTTATATTTCTTTATAAGTTTATCTGCTATTCGTTGATGTCTTTTAGATAAGGAATCATACAATTCTAGTACTTGTGGTATTGTAAAGGTCCCGTCAAAGAAAGAATTAGGAATAGCCTTATGACGTTGAAATTTATTAAGTTCAGTGGTAAGTCTTACGGCATCAAAATTTATAATATCTTTTGACATACACTTACTTATCAAGAATGTATATCGAGTATAGTGGACAGTTTATCTGTACCTTTATTCCTTCCTAATGTTACTCTTGCACCATCGTGTAATGGCTTGGGCCATTGACCTATGTTAACCCATGCATATCCGGCACTTTCGTTATTTAATGTTGGTATAAATTCTTCATCTACTACAGCAACAAAACTGTAATACATAAAGTTTTTATTTTTACTTTGATATACATCTATGGGATTTAATTTTTGCAGTTCTGGAACGAAACCTATTTCTTCTTGCAATTCTCGTTTGATACATTCGTAAGGACTTTCACCATTATCAATCATGCCACCCCAAAAACCCCAGGTGTTTTTTTGTCTTTTATCTGCATTTCTTAATTGGAATAAACACCGACCTGTGTGTTTACATAAGAATATTACGCCAGCACCAGCAACGCCTTTATGTTTGTTTACATTAGTTAAAGGATTTAACTTATCAATTATACTTATATGTTCAGTTTCCAATAACCCGGGTTGTATGTCCCTTCGTGTGTGCTTGACCATAATTCGCCGTTCCATTTGTATTGTTTGTTTGTGTAAGCATTTTTAACATACTTGTTAATACTTATAGCACTGGCATCGAAAACCACAGACCATTTGGAACCATCGTACTCAATAATATCATTAATATCTGCTGTAATGCCCCAAGTATTTCCAACAATCTCGTTTGTTAATAGATATCGTTGTCCAGTTGCTACAGCATCTAATGTTCCATCGCCAGGATGATTTGTTAAAGGATCAACAATCCTAGTTACATCTGATTCTGTGTTAGCAGGTAATGTATCACTATCAATAGTGAAAACTAACTTACCTGAATCAATGCTATTTCTAACAACTGTACCTGTTATTAAAGATGTACTTTCTATCTCGTTTGTGATATTTAATTGTAATGTACTTCCTGATGTTAAAGGTATATCTGCAATATTAACACCTGAGCCACTAAGTGTACCTGATGTACCTTGCGGTGATAGAATTTCAAGCAAGTCATTCCAATTTGCTTTTACTGTAGTTCCATCGTCATACACACTACCGTCTGGTGTTGGAGCACTTTTATATAGTGTTGCTTCAGTGCCACTTATATCAACCCAATAATTGTTTGGAGTTATAGAATTAATTTCCATTTCACCATCAATAGTTCTAAAGAAATCATAGATGTCATCATCATATCCTAAATCTTCTAAACTATTTGTATTGTAAACATTAGTTGTAATTGTATTAATAATTTTTTGTCTTTTAACCTGTGCTGGAGGACTTAACCATATTGGTAAAGTAAATGTTAGGGTGGCAACGTCAATAGTTTCATCTACCCCAGCCGGTATACTTCTATTACTCCACTGTATATCCGTTAGTTCCACTTCAAATATTTGTGTCCAATCCATTGGGTTACTGTTTTGTTGTAATTGCAAACTAGGATTAAATAGTATTAATATTTGTTCTAGTAGTTGCATTTTTTGGTCAGTATTTGCAGTCCAACAATCTACATTTAATGTTAAGTTATAAGGAACAGGCATAATCTTTTTAGTTGAATATAAATTTCCTTGTCCCCCTTTGTAAGAGTTGGTAGTAGTATCATATTCTCTTTCTGCAATTTGTTCTGTTGCAACTAACATTGGATCTTGTGTTCTATCTCTAGCAATTAACAAACTTTGGATACTAACAGCCATAAATGGTGTGCTATTAACCATGTTCTCACTACCTTGTTTAATAATATGTGCTACCATTCTTTGCATGTCAGCATATCTTACAGGTGTTTTATTGTAGTATGTAACACCATTTCTTTTGCCTTCGTTGACTTGAAACTCGCTGAATATTCTCATAAACTGAAGAAGATATCTTCTTATCTGAGCGTCATAAAAGTAATCCATATTTGCCATATTAGTCTGCCTTAGGTTTTATAATTTTACTAAGAGATGTTTTTTCTGCACCCGTAGTACCATCTGTGTTTGTTCTTGTTGCATCATTATTAACAAATGATGTAAGTAATTTGTTTGCCGCAGACCAGGCTTCTTTTTTATCGTCACTAACTTTGTGCCAAACAGTTAAATGTTTAACAAATAATCTATTTGGATTAAAGTCTGTTCTCAAGAAGTAATCCCCATTATTAGCATCAACAGGGAAACTTGTTCCACTACCTACTAAAGTTGCACCATTTGGAACGTCTCCGTCTGCAGGAAAATGAACTCCAGGCTTATCAGGAGCATTTACATCAACGTATAAATGTCCACCATCAGCATAGCCACCGTCATATGGCATATCTGATGCCGCCATTTCCATTACTTTATCAGAAATAGCAATTTCTGTCTTGTATGTACTTAAAATATTTCTAAGGTCATCTGCTTGTTCACCTGTACCAAGTATATCTCGGTACTCAGGACTATCAGTAATGTTAGTTAGTTTAACTTTCCATAAATGAGGCCACCATCTGGCGTCATACCCTTCTGCAGGACGTCCAGCATCACTAACTACAAAAAATCTATTGACTGCATCTCCGCCACCGAGCAATAAATCATCTCTTAAATGCGGAAGTTCTAAAACATCACCAGCCATTAATCTTCTACCTAGTAAACTTGCTAAGGTATTCATATGAAATGTCATTTGTAAGTCGTTGTTATTAACAAACATACCAAATTGTGTTAAATCAAAATCTGGTTCACTTACATTATATGTACCTCTTAATTCATAAATGTCTGTATCGTATTTTCTATCTCTATTTTCTAAAAACAACACGTCTTGAATATATAAGTCGCCTGTTCCAATACTAGTATTTGCGGAGTCGTCAGTATATGTGCCTATGTATTTGTGTACATAAACGCCTGTTCCACCCGCATTGATGTTCTCGGCTATAATTTTGTCTTGAAAATCATAGTCGTTGGTCTTGTTCTTGTTCCATAAACTTAGTCTTGGCATAATGTACTATTTATCACTTTACAAACTTCTTGACAAAGAGTGTGATACATATTATAATGAATACACTGGAGAGGTGGCTGAGCGGCTTAAAGCACTTCCCTGCTAAGGAAGAGTACGGGTAACTGTACCGAGGGTTCGAATCCCTCCCTCTCCGCCAGTTTGTATAGCATGATAAATTACTAAAAGTTAAATATAGGTATTAAAGGAAACTTAAATGGCAAAGAAAAAACAACCTAAAAAACAACCAAAGAAACTAGTACCAGAATCTACAGTACAACAAAATCCTCAAGATGATGTAATGTATAAATTACTAGATAGTAAAATTGAAATACCTTTAGGATTACTAAGACAAAAACATATTTTTATAGCAACTCCTTGTTATGGTGGACAAATTGGTGAGCCATACTTTAGAAGTATGATGAGATTTGCAATACTATGTAACAAGTATAATATAAAATATACAATCAGCACATTAGCAAATGAAAGTTTAGTTACCAGAGGAAGAAATACACTAGTTAGTTTCTTTATGGAAAATAAAGATGCTACACATTTATTTTTTATAGATGCAGATATAGAATTTAATCCAGAAGATATTTTAAGAATGGTTGCCTACGATAAACCAGTTGTTGTTGGAGCATATCCAAAGAAAGCAATTAATTGGGACAGTATTTTAGGAGCCGCCAGAGCAGATGGTTTAGAGGAAACAGCAGAAACTATTGAAGGACATAGTTCTAACTATGTTGTAAACTTTGATTTCTTAAAAGATGAAAAGGGAAATAATACTCCTCAAGTACAAATAGAGGATAACTTAGTTAAGTTAAAAGACGCAGGAACAGGATTTATGTGTATTAACAGAGATGTTATACAAAAAATGTTTGATAAACATCCTGAGTACAAGTATGTAAATGACATAAATGTGGATATGAAATTTGAACCATATATGTATGCATTATTTGATACAGTAATAGATCCTGAGAGCAGACGTTACTTATCAGAGGATTATATGTTTTGTAGAACATGGCAAAACATGGGCGGTACGGTTTATTTAGATCCACGTACAGCATTAAATCATGTAGGGCATTACACATTTAGAGGTAATATTAGAAAATTATTTACAGGTGAGAACAAATATCATCGCGATCAGGAAGTAAAAAGTGGCAGAAAACACAAATAACGAAATTAAAAAAGCACATATATCAGTATTGTTACCTACTAGAGGTAGACAAGATGTACTTAAAACAAGTATTACTGGACTTATAGAAAAGGCTAGTAACCCTAGCGAAATAGAAATATTGTTTGGTGTAGACGATGATGATCAGGGAGTTATTGAATACATTAAAAATGATCTTAAACCATTATTTGACAAGCATAAAGTTGAAGCAAGAGCAAGTATATT